GCCGTTGACGTAGCTCCACACCGCTACGAAGTGGTTGGCGATGCTGATCGGGGCTGGGGTTGGGTTGAGCAATGTCCCATTCCGCCCAGGGAAGGGCAGCAAGGGGACGTAGATCGTCCGAATGCCGAAGCGGATCAGGCTCTGGACCGAGGACGACACCGGACTCATGGAGGCCATCGACGCCCCGATGTTGACGCCGTTGACCATGATGATCGGCTTGTAGTTGCAGACCAGCCTCAATGTCCCATTGATGACATCGACCAGATCCGTCTCAACCGAAGTCGTGGCACACAGGCTCGCCCCCTTCGCCGCCGCGTCCATCCCCATCGTGAAGCGGTCGATCCATGCCGAAGCGCGCTGGATCGTATCCGCTAGAGATTGGATCTGGTCCTGGCTCTCCCCCGATGGGACCAGGCTCATGGTGTCCATCGCAGTCGGAGCAAAGGCGTACTCCGACACCGAGATGTAGGGGTACGGGACACCGGCTCCCCCCATCGCCGGGTTTGCGACCGGAGTCGTGAAGGGAGTCGGCGCGTAGGGGGTGACAGTCATGGCTCCCTCCTGGGATCAGGCAGTCTTGGCCTTCGGCTTGGCCTTCGGGGTACGCTCCACTTCCTCAGTTGCCGCGCCGACCGTGACCAATTCCCCGACCTCAGCCGGGGTCAGCCATCTCTCCCCGTTGGGGTAGACGAGCCCATGTAGGTGCTCGCCGCACTCAGTAGGCACATCAACCCACCCATCATCTTCGGCCTCAAAGTTCTCGTCTTTGAAGGTCACCGAGGTGGTGCCGCACGCCATCTGGCGCTCTTCAAAGGCTCGCTTGCCGGGTCGGAGCGGGTCCGGGACGCGCACCAACACCGTACGGAAATGCTTGAGATACATTTGGTCTCCCTTTTCACAAGGGGAGCCGAGGCCGAAGCCCCGACTCCCCACTTGGGACACGATCAGGCGATGCCCGACCCTATCCCGGCCAGGACACCCATCATGGCGCTCGCCTTGTTCTTGAACGCCTGCTGGGTCCGAACTTCGAAGTCGTACCGAGGGCCACCGTTTGACACGCCCGGCTGCCGGTTTGCACCGTAGTCGAAGCGGAAGAAGTCATACAGGGTCTCGGCTTCAAGTGTCGTGGTGATGTTGGCACCGGGGAACGGCACCTCGTCCACCACGGACACGATCACCCCTGGAGGGAGGTGAGGCTGCAGCTCGATGGTGATCGGCTTGCCATTCACGGTCTTGTTCAGGTAGAGCGCAACCGCGCCACCTGCGACCACTCGGGCACGTCCGTCAGCATCGGTGGGCACCAGCCATGTCACCGCCTGAGGGTTGTCCAACACAGCGTTGGCGATGTCGTTGATCGACTGCGATCCCATCAGCATCCGAGTTGGGGTCAACTGGTAGGCATCGTAAATCGCCCGGTTCATCTCATCGATCTCCAGCAGGGCCGCGCCGGAGACGGTCAACTGAGCGCCGCCCAGGTTGCTGTAGTAAGCACCCTGCGAGACGCCAGTCCCAGGGGTCACCAGGTTGGCGATCGCGCCAGAGGTGCCCAACTGGTCCAGAGTCGTGGCAAAGTCCCCCAGGATCGAAGCCTGGAGGCCGTTCTGCCAGTAGCTCTGGTACGAGGTGTCGGTTGTCGGAACGGAGCTAGGCCCAGCCTTGCCCGCGTTGTAGATGCCCGAGAGGGACGGCACGTTCGCCGCTGCGGTCGGGACCGAGGTGATGGTGACTGAGTTCACGATCGTGGTGGTGTAGTAGAACTCCGCGCCGGTCGCAGCTCCCACATACCAGTCGTAAGCGTTCGCCATCTTGACGTACGGCACCGAAGCACTCACCGAAGCGGTGGGGCCGGTAACCGCCTGGCTCGCCTCAGCCGAAGCCACCCCAGACCCGCCACGGTAGTAGTTCATGCCGGACCGAGCCGCGCACTTCACGTACACCGTGCCGGTTGCAATCGACCCGCCAGTCGTGGAGGCCGATGTGGTCACCGTCCCGATGGTCGGCAGCGGGAAGCTGGTGGCGTTGAGCTGGTGGATGTCGAGCGAGATCAGGAGCTGGTTGATGGACTGCAGAGTGTCCACCGCCAGTACGTCCGCGTAGTTCTCGCCCCTGGCGAGAGCGTCCCAGGACACCGTGCCACCCGCGCCGACGACGGCGAAGGGCGCATACATGTACTGGTTCTGGATGTCGATCAAGGGGGCCGACTGGTCCTCGGGAACGCCACCGTCCGGCTGCTGGTTGTTGATGTTCAACAGTGCCTGCCAGACAGCGAAGAGCGCACCCTGCTTCGCCGCCACTCGCGGAGTGGTGTTGAAGAACGGAGTATCGACAGGCACCCAGGAGATCAGATCCTGAAGGTAGATGCCTGCGATTCCAGTCCCGGTCACGATGCCGGGGGTAGCCGCCTTGATCATGTCGAAGGTGTCCTGGGTCACTCCCAGGGCGTCACTTCCCCATGACATTGAGTTTGTCTCCTTGTATCACGCCGCTTCATGCGGCGCATCCGAATGACCCGGAGGTCAGCGACTCAGCAGCGCGACCGGCTGGCCGGTCTTGCCCTGAGCCTCACGCAGCCGCTCGGTGGCGATCATCTTCGCCTTGAGCAACTCCGCACCCGCCCGCTGGCGCTCAGCGGGACTCTGTGCCGCAGCGACCCGATCCTCAAGCGCCTTGAACGCCGAAGCGTCATAGGAACCCCTGGGGCCTGCGGTGTCGCCCAGCCCTGCCGCGCTTGCCATCGGGACAGCACGAGCGGGCTGGTTCTCCACGTTCGCCAGACGGTCCTCAAGCGGACGCACCGCCTGAGCCAGCGCCTCGGTCAATCCCTTGGTCAACCGGTCGGTATCAAGTGCCGCGCCTGCCGCCTTCGCCACCTTCTGGGCAGCCTTTGCGGCCTTCCGCGCCTGTCGCGCCTGAACAGCCTCCGGGCCGGCTTCCTGGATTCGCCTCTGCGCCTTGCGAGCCTTCTTCATCTCCGCCTTCCGCTTTGCAGCGTCACGCTGGTCGAGCAGCTTGATGAGTTCGTCCTGTGTCATGTCCTCGATCTCCTTGGTGGCCGGGCCGGTTACTGTCTTGCCATTGGCCAGCCCGGTCAGTAGCTTGGCCGCATGGCGGATGTCGGGGTAGTGAGCCTTGATCGCCTTCTTGCTGCGGATCTCGGCCTTCTCACGGCTCTCGAACTGCTGCACAAGCTCCATCGCCTGAGACAGCAACTGGTGAGCGCCTTCGGCCAAGGCCGCATCCTTGCCCTCCCACTGAGGGCTGTGAGGCTTGGTGTCCTCCGGGTTGTCCCCCTCGATCCGACGCTTGGCCTTCTGTGTCTGCGCCCCTTCCCGGCGCATCTGGTCGCCGCTCCCCTTCCCGCCCTTGCGTTCGTTCTCTCTGGTCTGGGTCTCGCCTTCGGTCTCGGCATCACGAGCCTCAGTCGCGCCATTCGGAGCCGCATCGCCCGTCATGTCAGCTTCGGGGTGGTCGGCGTCTGCGAAGTCCTGGTTCTCGCCCTCGCTCTTGCGGGTGAGCCCCTGGGTCTGGCCCATCGCCTGGCCCTTCGGTACGGTCTTGCTCGGGGCCGTGTCGCCCAAACCGTCACCTTGCTTCAGATCCCTCGGGGGCTTGGTGTAGCGGCTGGATGGAGGATCGCCGCCGTCCTGCGAAACGTCACCGCTCTTCGGGCCGGAGCCGGGATGCATCTCGCGGGTCTGCCCCTGGGTCGATTCCGGCGACGGGAACTCAACGTTCTCATCCTCTGCCTGACTGTCCATGTCCTTGCTAACTCCCCAGTCCGCAGGCAGGAGGTGGGTGAGTCCCAACGCCCTGGCCCGCTTGATGATGTGGCGCTTGGCCTTCCCAACGTCGCCGTGGTAGTTGCCAAGCCTTCCGATTGCGGACTTGAGATGCCCCTCGTCTGGGATCGGGAAGTCACCGTTCGCCATCGCCACTCCAGACCTGGCGAACTTGCGGCGAGCCGCAGCGGAGACGAACTTCACCATGCCGTCCTCGCTGTAGACCGGCCCATCCTCGGCCTCGCTCTTGACCATCAGCCAAGGGGTACCGTTGGCAGGCGATCCCACCGCGTCCACGCGCTCAGGGTCGAGCCACTCAAACTCCGTGATATCCATTAGTAACTCCTCAGATTTGCCAGCGCCTCAGCACTGGGTTGGCGTCGGCGGGCACCGCCCTGCGGCGAGAATCCGTTCAGCTCTCCGGCCTTGATCGCGTCCCAGGTAGGCTCATCCCACCGGACACCGAGTAGCCAGTCCCCCGCCGTGATGACTTGCTCCGAACCGTCAGCAGCCTTGACGTGCCAGTTAGGCCCCCGGAAGAGATAGCTTTCGACCACCTCCCCATGACCCTCTGTCCCGTCCTGGTGCTGGATGCCAACGCGCCCGGACTTGCGGAGAAACGACCATGCGGCCTCTTCCAAAGCCTCCGGCCCGACGAAGTCCTGAAACCCATCGGCAGCCTTCCCCACATCCGCACGGTTGGCCGGATACGCCAACCCCAGGGTG